ATAATATATATATATTATATTAATATGACATTAACTTCCTTCAATATTATAGAATTATCGACTTTCTGCGTAAGCGTGCTGGGCGGAATTGCTATGCTTTTAGCACAAACTCAAAAATCTAAATGTAGAAATCTCAAATGCTGTTGTGGATTAATCGTGTGTGATAGAGTTGTCGGTGAGGACAATGAAGAACAAGTGTTAGAAGAAGAAAAAATAGATATTACAGTGGATGATGATGCTGATGAAAGTAAAACACAAGCACCCCCAACTCTAAATATTCCAGTTCCAAAAATAGTTAATAAAATACCGATTAGTCAAACGAAAGTGTAAAATCACCATAAACAACATGAAAAGTATTTTTTTGCTTTTCCTTCTTGTCCTTTTTAATTGGTTGATATTTACCTTTAACATATCTTAATCTAATTTTTTCACGATTCTTTTCATAATATTTTCTATTATAAATTCTGCGTTCTTCGTCATCCATCTTTATATTTTAGATAGATAATTAAATCTTGCAGACTATTCGAATATATATATGGTTCTGGTTTTTCAAGTCATTTTACATCGTTAATCTGTTCTTCTAAATCTAATTTCTTTTTTTTAATTTCATCAATTACTTTTGTCTTAATTCCTTTGTCGGTTTTCTTATAAACATTATCTAATGATTTATGAATATCTTTTCCATATACGGCTATTAGATTAGCGATTTCTTGACATTCAGAACAAAAATAACCACTGACAACATATTCCGATGAATTTTTACATAAAGCACAGTTAAAAACCATTAATATAATATAATATTAGATATTATATAATATTTTAAAATTGATATATTAAACAGAAATCATTAATTCAGTTTCCATATCAGAATAATCTTTTAGTTTTTTTTCAAATACTGGTTGAGGCGGACAGAGTTTCTTAATAATACAATTACGAAGATTTTTACTTACATGTTTATTATTCATATTTAAATAAATATTACTTCTGGAAATTCCATATCGCTCCCCGATTTGTTTTTGATTAATAAAAAATATTTTTTCAATATAATCTCCATCATCATCAAATTTTTCAACGACATAATGATAATTGTTAGTATTTTTGCTTCCGACAGTTCTTGGCATTTTATCCTATATATATATATAGCAAGATAATTTTAAACCATTTTAATTATATATTGTGTTTAATATTTAATATTTAATATTTAATATTTTTAACCCATTACTGAAACACGACCGTTTTTAATATTAACTACTTGCTGATACTGAGACCAACAAAAGCAGGTTTTTTTAGCAGTGTCTGATGCGTTTGCACTACCAGTCTGAGTCACACGGCGGAGATTTCTTTCAAGAGTAATATTTTTCTGTCCTACAAGTGTTCCACTGTCATTAGAAGGGTCGGTTCTAAGATCAATAGCGTTGTAATGACACATACCCTCCCTTACGAAAGTTCCATTTGCGATACTTGTTTCACATGGAAAACCATTAACAGCGACATCAGTCCAGCGACTGTTAGTATATTCTCCGAGAGTTGTTGTGTCCTTAGAAACACTCTGGTCAAAAGAATATTCTGAATTTGCCACACAAATATCAGTACCCATTGCTTGGGCAAGTTGATTTTGCTGGTAAGATTCACGCTCTACCGCACGGTTATAAAGAAGACGGTCATTAACTCTAAGGTTGTAAGATGAAGGCAACCAAGTTGCTTTTGAATGATAAAGACCAAGTTGAGATGATAGAAGTGGTGTCCCATCAGCATTAAACGACTGGTCTGCCATAACAATTGTTTTTACTACTTTTCCAGCAAGACCAATTTCACGAGATACAACTTGATTTGGTTCAGTAGATGCTGGAATATTCATTGTTGTTAAACTTAAATTATCATAAGGGACGGTAAGACCAGTGCTTGACATAATCATATCAGCGACTTCACTCATACGGTCTTTTCCAGATTTACCCATTCCGTGATAAGTGAGATGGTCTGATAAGAAACGAACAGTTCTTGGATCAACAGCACACCCAAAATTACCACCACCACCACCCGCATAATCACTTGGAAAAATACCAATTGCTCCCTGATCTGCATTTGCAGTTCCTTGCTGTGTAAATTCAAGTTCAAGAACACATTCATCGTTCATAGCAAAAAGTGGTAATTGGAGACCTTTCGCAAAGTGAGGAAATAACTGTGAGAGTTTTACAAGACCGACAGGGACAGAAACAAGTTCGTCATCTTGAACACCCATTACGACTGATTGAACTCTTTTACCAGCACCAGTTGAATCATCACCCCAGTCGCAATTTGCTGGTTGAAAGCGACCATTTCCGTCATTATCTGGTTCAACGCCATCTGATGTAAGCATGTATGTCGCATCTCTATGAGTGCGTTCTGCTTGTGTTTTAAACTGGTTATTAATAGTTAAATAACGACCAAATTGTTCGGTTTGTGCTAAAACTACTGAACCACAACGGAGAGTAGCTCGTTCGATACAAGCTCCAATACCAGTTTTATAAGGATAGAAAGGTTTTTTAGCAAGAGATGTAGCGTCAGTAGTTAGAGTTTTATCAAGGGCAACACACCCAAGCTCAACAGCTGAACCGACATCTAAAATCCCTTTACGAGGGATTACAAAGCGGACGGAATTTGTTGTGATAGTTGTTGGATCAAGAATGCTTGTTTCAATTGTCATATTATCAATGGTTGCCATTGGAGAGATTTGGAGGACTTCTGGAAGATTAGACATTTATATATATAATATAAGAAATTAATTTATTATATTATTTTTAAAAAAAGAAATAGAATGATTAATTTAATTTACAATTACTACACCGTTGGGTGAATAGTTTAGAGTGTTCTGGGAAAGAACATAAGTAAATACACTATTGGGGGAGATGCCGTTTAATCCAGATTTAATTCTAAGACCATATGCTTGACGACTGTAATCTACACCAACATCAAGTTCCGCTGATTTTACACCAAAGCCATAAACTGGTGCATCTTGGTCTGGAAGAGTATTTTCATTCCGTGCGATGCCTCTGCTAAAAGGTTGATTAATATGAGTGTTAAGATTAAAGTTAGTATTAAGAGAACACATTGAAGCGGTCATATTTTTAAATGATTTAATACTGTTAATGAAATTACTTAGAATTTCAGTTTGAGGGCGAACAGATGTCTGAATGTCTCGCTCTATAATGGGTTGTTCTAGTGGGAAGTTCATGCCACCACGACTGAAACTAACTTCCTGCACATCTACAATTTCATCATAATCAGTTGCGGTAGATGATGATTTATTTCTTAAATAATCTGTTTTAAGTGAATCAACTTGACTATTATTAATATGAGTTGTCGGAAGAACTGTGCTATGAACTGATAGAACTTTCTGAGAACCAAGATTGAGACTTAATACTTGGTCTGAGCTATTCATTACTGAATATATATGATTAACGCCGTTGTAAGACATTGAACCAGTTGAAGGCGTCCCCATTTGTGCTTGAACTTCGGCATTTGGAACAAGAAGTGTATAAGATAGACTTACATTACTTAGTTCATAAGATACTGTACCAGCAGTGCGGGTTGGCAATGCACCAGCAACAGAACCGACAGCATTAGCGTCTGGTGCGAGTTCAAGTTGAATAGAAATTCCACGAGTGCCATTAACAGAAAGTGGGATCATATCATTACCGTTAAATAATCCACAACGGAGAGGAATAGATACAGAAGTAGTCTCGTTAAGACCACAAGCACCAGTTAAAGCACGAGATGAATTACCAGTTTGCTGAGATAGACCACAATCAAAGTCTGGGGCAGAATGAGTTGTTGGAAGAGTTCCAGCGAGGAACATGGGATAATTACGAATTGTTTCTAATGTTTTCTGTTCTTGATTTGAAATAGTAATCTGATGAATAACAGAAGCGGAGGCAACACGATTGTTAAATGATGCATTAAATTGAGGGCGACCAGTGCCACTATTACCAGCATTTCTACCGTTATTTACAAGCTGTGTTGCTGTTCCACCAGCTGGGGTTGCCTTAATAGAAACATCTGCATTTACTCTAATGCTACTGCCGACTAAAAATTTATTTTGTGAAGAGATTTCAAACTGAACTATTGGAAATCCTTTTGAGAAACCATAAGTGGGAACTGTGTTTAGAGGATCGATTTCAACGAATTCTTGGGATTGAATGACGGACATTTTAGTATATAATAATAAAAGAAATTAAATTATTATATAAAATGTTTTTTAAATTAAATTAACGAATAACTCTTACTCCAGCTTTTGAGATATTAAGGCGATTTAAATGACAAATTTGATGACAGAAATTTTTTGCCTCTCTTGCTCCAAGTGGATATTCAACACGAAGAGCGACACTTTCGTCAGCGAGATTATACACTTGACCATATCGAGATAAAGCACGAGCGATAATGAGTTTCTTCTTAACATCAAGTAAATCTCGTACAACAAGACCACAGTTAGAAATTGCTTTTTCTGTTTCAAGAAGGGCGAGTTGAGAAATTGCTGACGATGTGGTGCTTGTAGTTCGTGTTAGATCAACTGGTCTATCGGGGACAGTTGAATTGCCAAGAACAAATTGATAAGAACTTGCATCGTCTGGAAGTGCTTCAAGTGAATCGTATCTAATGTCAGAACTCGCAAGAGTTGAGAGAGGAACAGAAAGAATAGAATATGCACGAGTTTGCTGTGCTGGAATGTTCTGAGTTGTTAAACCAGATGTAGCAAATACATTATTTCTATAAGTTGTGTAAGTTTTATAATCCATGCTAAGACCCTCTGATGTTCCAACTTTATTAACAAGACGAGATACATATTCAGCGGGTGGTTGAACTTGGTCTGTAATTATTTCAAGTTCAGAAACAACCCATCCGATTGGAGGATAGTTTGTTGTGATTCCAGTATTCGCCCATCCTTGTGGGTGATCTGCCATTCGGTCTTCAAGCTTAACATACAGAATACTAGTTGTTGGATGTGCTAGGGTAAGACCAGCACCAACTGCTCTGTCTGGGATGTAAGTTAAATTTAATGTATTGCCATTAGCAGTATCAATTGATACGCCAGTGACTACACCAAGTCCTTCCTCGTTAGTTCCATTTACATCATCTGCTACATATATTTTATCGCCTATAAAGTAAGGATTATTTGCGACATGGTCAGCATCACTAATGGCGACAGACTCTGTGAATTCAGTGCCAAGGGCGGTTTTAGCATCATCACCAATTGCTTTTGCGACTTCAATTGTTGGTGCAAACATTGAATAACCAGAATAATATTTAACTCCATCTTGTCTCATATCAGATAATGATTTTTCAACAGTATCAAAATTTACTGTCATACGAAGACCAGACATTGCCATAAGTGGAGCGATATTTGAACCGCCTAAAATACCAGATCCGACAATTGGAAGTTGAACTTGGATTTTTTCATTAGTAGCAGTGGTTCGAATTACAGTTGCGTCTGTTGGCTGAACTGCTGGGGGTTTATGATAAAGAAGACCAGCAAGGACATCAGCGTTGAAAGAACGACCCTCAAACATATCACGCTTGTTATTAATAGTTTCATTTCCTGTATAGTTCCATGAATTAGCAACAGTCTGGTTATAATCTTGGAGATTTTCTAATTCTGTAATACCATCACCAGTTTGAATACGAATATCACGAATGAGCGAGTGAGCTCCAGCATATTTACATGGGCGATTCCATCCACGACCAGTAAGTTCAATATTCATTTTTAAAGTTGTGCGTTCTGGGTTAATAAATCCTAAATACTGGGGAATTAAAAATCGTGCTTGTGAAGATGGAACATAGTCAATCTGACTATCAGGTTTAATACTAATAGTTTTAGATGCTACGAATTCTTGATCGGTATTGGCGGAGAACATTATAATATATATAAATATTTTTTTTTTATATAATTATTCTATTTTAAAAAAATTAAAATGCTTAACATTGAATATTATGTTTAGAAAGCAGAATTACTTGCGGGGGAATCAACAACCCCATCGGAACTTGGCATAACAAGCCCATGTCTTGATAATGCTGTTGAAATTTCTGGTGCTTTTGGAGGGTCATGAGGTGCGTGTTCGTGATGGAATAAATCATATATACCAAGACCGACACCAGCAAGAATAGCAACTGGCGGGGCTAAATCACCCGCTATACCCAGTGCTGTCATCCCTTCTGCTCCAATCGCACCAGTTAATGCTTCTGATGCGGAAGCACCAACATCTTCAAGACCAGATTTAAGTGCTGTTTGACCAGCGTTAATCGCAATATTTGTTCCTTCCTCGCCAGTGTCTAATACTGCTGTCGTTTCTGGTGCGGAGGCTGGTGGTGCTTCTTCAACGGGTGGTGCTTTTTGAACTGGTGCTTTTGACACGGATGATATAGTTGGTTTTCCACTGAAAAAATCGCTACTGATTTCAGAATTATTAGACCAACTTTCTGGATATGCAATTCTTGAAGGGGCGACATCGCCAGTTTCTATTCCTTGACCCGCATTATAATCTGGTAATCGTGGTTCAACATTCGTTCCCTCCATATTAAATCCTTGTCTTGGTCTAATACCACTTACACCAAATCTTAAAGAAGCACCACGAGTAGCACCCTCAACTTCGTCTAAATCAACCGCCGTTGGATCAACGCCACTACCGAACATGCTTTCACCACTTCCAACACCCTCAGTAGATACTTCTGGAACAGATGACGATGCTTCTGCTAATGGTTCTTCATCTACTGTTTCTAATTTTTTAGTTGATTTAACAGCACTGCCAGACCCATCATCAACTGTTGCTGGATCTACTTCTGGTGCTGTTTCTGGTGCTGTTTGACTTTCTGGTGTTTTTCCATCAAGGTCAGTTGTCTCGTCCTCTTTAATATCCTTTGTACCCTTTTTTAATTTAGTGGCTTTTCCTTCTGCTAATTTAGTACGCCTTGCTTGAATTTTTTTATATGCTTCTTTACCCATTTGTAATCCGAGACCAGTTGAAGCAGTCAATTCATCAATCTGCTCTTTTTTATCTTCATCAAGTCCTATCTGCTCTGAAAGCTTAGAACGCCAGTTATTATCAAACGAAGCAGTTGCGGAGTTAATGATATTATCAATCGCCCCAGCATCCATATCGTAATTTCCTTGTAATTTAGATAATACATCTTGCGAGTTCATGTTATATAATAAAGTAAGATAATTTATTATATAATATTAATTATTTATTTTGCTTTTCTGCCTTTCATGCGTTTACCACCCTCAACACGGACATCACCCTTTTTAGTTGTAAAATCTAATTCTCCTTTTTTAGTTTTAGATTTACTTCCTTTTGATACACCAGTTTTAGTTTTTTTATATTCACCAGATGCTTTTTTTAAAGCTTCTGTATAACTAATTTTATCTCTTTTTGCTACTTTCTTTACAAAATCAATCCACTCACTCATTTATAATATTATAAAAGATAATTATTTTTTCTTTTTAATATTAGTTGTTTTTGATGTAGATTTATCTTTATTAAGTGTGTATTTAAAATTACGCTTGGTTAAGGACGATGTAGTCATATCCCATGCATCGCCATTCTTTTCCCATCTATAACCTTTTTTAGAAATTATTTTATGAAGTTCATCTTTCTTTAATTTAGAATAATTACTGATTTTTAGATCTTTATTATACAATGCTATTAACTTTCTCATAACTGCTACGGGTGGTTTATCCATTTATATATTAAATCAATATTATTATTCTTCTTTATCGTGTTTAACATATTTAGTCTGTTGAGTCTTGACAGAATGCCCCATTTCGTGAGCGAGTTTTTCTTTTTCATCTTTCTCGTGTCCGAACTTTTCAGTTAAGAATATCTTCCTAATCATATTAACAGTTATGTTTTTACCAGTTGGAGAGAATGTCCTTGAAACTAATTTAGTTAGACCATTTGGTGTCAATGGTTGTTTTTGTTTATTTAATAATAACCACCCTGACTTATTGAATTTTAACCATATATTCAATATTGCATTTAATTGTTTATTAACCTCTATTTCTTTTGCTCCATGTCTTGCGACAGTT